TATTGGCTTGAAAGAAAAGCATCTGAAGCTCTTTTTCAAACTCACGGGTCTGCTCCAAAGCCATCTCAATCTCAATAGCCATACCCATTGAAGAACCACTCTTCTTGGCAGAAGCAACAGCCTTAGAAGCATTGGATTTAGCATTGAAATACTTACCCAACAATGGGCCAAGCGATGCCACATCGTCCACAGTCTTGGACGCTTGCTTAATCAGTTTTACTGCTGACTGAATACCAGCTAAAGCACTCGCAGGATCGATGGGTATCATGGTAAAGCCCACAAAATTACATAACTACAAAATATCACAAATACTGTGACAACGGCTGCCGCAAATAATGCAAACAGCCAGTCTTTCATTATCTTGGAGGGTTCATTACAGAGCTTAACAAACCACGAGTAAAGTAGTCTGGCGCTGGAGGAGGTGTTGTTCCAGTCAAAAGACCACTCATCGTCTGTTCTGCCGCTTGTTTTCTTAGGAAAGACTGTAGTTTGTCAGCACCATAACCTGCCGCACCAATCGGTATTGAATACTTTAGCGTTTCAGGACTACTTACGCCAACACCAACAACACCACCCGCAACCAATTGGCTACGTTGTGGATTGAACTTAGACACAAATGTCAAGAATGAGTCCAAAGAGCCACCTTTGGCAACAGATTTAATGGCATTTTGCTCATCTTGTGTGAACAAACCCATCTTATTCTTGTTGGCGGCAAGGTTGATAAACCCTCTACGAATCAACTCACTCTCAGAAGCAGTAGGATTCAACGCTCTTGTTTCTGCAACATCAAGAATATTCTCAATTGTAGAAGCACGACTTAGATTGCGCCAATCCTTACGAGCCTCAGAGATTGTCTTAACAGCGGCATCAATACCACCAGCACCAGAGGCAACATCCTTGGGCGACAAAGAAGCAACATGGTCATCAATTGAAGAAACCATTTCGCTTGCCAATCGACGAATATTCTTATCAGGATTGCTCTTTAGGTTGTTAGCCAATCTACGCATCTGCTCAACATTGTCAAAAGTGACATTGCCACGCTGAACAATGCTGTCAAACTTATTCAAAATGTTGGCAACAGGAGCGGCATTCTCTGGAATGTAATCAGCCGCATCAAGTCTTGCTTTTACCTTGTCTGTCAAAGAAGTAGCATTTGTTGGCGTTAACTCAATACCAGCATCGCTTACCTTTGTGTAAGCCCTAGCCGCACGTTGCTGAACATCAGCCATAGTTGCTGTAGGTTGTTTACCAGCAGTAATCTTTCCTGCAATGTCACCTGCGGCTTTACCAACAGCACCAGATACGCCAATTCCTGCAATAGTAGCCGCCAGATCGCTTCCAGTTACTTGTTTAACACCTTCTGCAACAGGTTGTGCAACCATAGGAGCGGCAGTAGCGGCAGGTAATTGTTGAGCTAAATTAGCGCCAAAGATTGTTTTAGGGGCGGCGGCAGCCATACCACCCGCAGATACCAAACCTTGCATACCTGCTTGAGCGGCTCGTTCAGCAGTAGTTTCTGGTTCTGGCACGCCAAGTTGTGTCAATGCCTTGCTTTGTGCTTGAGAAAGTGAAGGAACTCGCTTCTCAGAACCAACAGCCATAGCGCCTAAATTAGCCGCACCACTTAGAAAATCTGCAACGATATTGACAGGAGCAGAAGCACCAGTAACAACAGCACGAGTTGCCAAGCCAAGTTGTCGTCTAAGAAGATCACCTAAACCTTGCTCTTGTGGAGCTTCAGCAGTAGCTTGAACAGGTTGTGTAGGTTGAGCAACAGGTTCTGTAGCACCTAAACTTGCTTTAATCTTGGCAAGAGCGGCTTCATTTGTGAGGCCATCTGGCAACTCATAAGAGACACCTTTGTATTCGTAAACAGTAGCCATTTTGCAAGCCCTTAATCAAGTTTAATTGGATTAGATGGTGTACCAGCAGTATTACCATAGTAAGGCTCAATTCCTTGAGATTTACGGCGACTATCAATGCGTTTTTGTGCGTTCTCACGAGCTTTATCAGTAGCTTTAACAAAGTCTTGAAGAGCTTGTCTAGTCACAGTTGTATCGTATTTTCCGTATGCCGCAATAAGTTCATTAGCAAAACGCAATACGTCTTTGTCTGTCTGAACACCTTTAGCCGCATCAGTCTTCAAGTTGGTTGCCGCTTGAACAGCACGCTCAAGTTCAGCAAACTTCTGGCTTTCAGGAGTAGAGTTACCTGCGGCATTTTGAGCTTGATAACGAAGATTAGCGAGAGGGCCAAGTTCCAATGGCGCTTTCTTAGTCTTTGGATCAGGAGTTAGTGCTTGCAATGCAGGTTGCAAAGATTGTGAACGAGCTGTCAATGAATCGACCAACTCAAGTTCTTTATCTTCTTCCTTTTGCAGACCAGGAGCAAGAACTTTTGGGCCTTTGAGAGATGCCGCCAGTTGAGCCAATTCTTGACGAGATTGAGCTTGCATTTGAGCAATTTGAAGACGATTAGCACCAGCCTCACGAGCCGCATCAATTCGTGCTTCAGCCGCAATCCTAGCCGCTTCAATACGACCTTGATTAGCCATCTGTTTGTCAGCAGCACCTTGTAATGAAGCTAAAACCTTATCTGGCGATCCATACTTGGTAACGATAGCAAGAATTTGTTCTTGTGTTGCGTCAGCAGGTAACTTGGACAACTCATCACGCAGTTGTTGCTCTTGCTGAATAGACAATTCAGTCTTAGCCACTTGAGCCAAAGATGCTTTCTCTGCGGCTTTTCGTTGGCCAACCAAAGCCATCTCACTTTGCGCTTTACGAGCAAAATCCATCAAAGCCATAGCGCCTTGTGTATCGCCCATAGCGTTCAATTGTTTAGCAGCATTAGCCAATGATTGTGGGTCAGTTTGGTCTGTCTGACTCATAATCTGTTGACGAGCGCTAATGAGTTTCATTTGTGGGTCTTCTACGCCCATCAAACCAGCAATACCACGACCTAGTTGACCAACACCAGACTCAAGTGTTGCACGAGCCGCATCACCACGAGATAGTTGAGCTAACTCATAGCCCCTCTTAAGGTCTTGTTGGTAACGCTGTTGTGATAAACCTTCTGGCGTTAAGCCAAACAATCCTGCAATATCTGTTGCCATGATTTCTCCTTAAGTCCCGTAAATGTCTTGAATCATCTTTTCGTAACCAGCAAGTCCTTCACCATATCTGGCTGAACTTAAGGCATCTACTGGTGCTCCAGTACCACCAGATAATTTTGCGATAGATTGACCAAACATTGAATTAGGATTACCTGCCGCAGTTAACAATGAAGCGTATGGGTTGAATGTTGCATCATTACCAGTTAAGTATTTACCAGCAATGTTTGCTCCCTCAAGACCCAAAGCACCTGATCTAGCCCCAGCAGCAGATGCTTGTTGAGCCAAAGAAGCACCCATGCTCAATGGTTGTTGTGCTTGGGCTTCCAAGTTCTGTATTTGTCCCAAAGCAGTTGTAAATGGTGAATAGGCTTGTGTTTGACCACCATAGTAGTTACCCATTGCTTGAGCGCCTTGACCAAGCAATCCTGCACCAAACAAGACGTTTTGTTGACCAGCTTGTTGTGCTTGAGCCGCCAATTGCAGTTCTTGTTGGGCACGAGCGTTATACAAAGCCTGTAGCTCAGGAGTTGTAGCACCCAATGAGCCACCTTGAGCAACAGAAAGACCTGCACGACCTTGTTGTTGCAGACGATTCTGTAGGTTTGCCAACTCCATTTCACGAGAAGGTTGGAGCAACTGCATCTGTTGATTGATGTAGTTCTGAGCAACATCTTGTGGAGATTGAGAGATATATTGATTACCCAAGCCAAACAAGTTCTGTGCGCCAGTCTGAAGTGGTGCAAACTGTTGTTGTGCTTGTTCTGCTTGTGTCAAGCCACGACCTGCCAAGCCAACTAAGCGATCCTGAGCCGCTTTAGCTTCTGGTGACAACTGATAACCCGCAGAAGTCATGCGACCTGTAACAGGGTCATAGGTGTACTGTGATGTACCAAAGCGAGTGGTCATGCCAACAGGACGGAACTGAGCGGCTTCCTGAGCTGTTTGAGTAGCTTTAGTAATGTCAGATGCCGCCTTTTGAGCCGCATCTTTAGATTCTTGGCTTTGCAACAAACTACCAGTTGTTTGGAACAAGCCAGAAGCAGTGTTAGAAATATTTTTAGTTAATTCGTTTGTAAGTACTGATGTAGCCGCTTTTTTAGCCAACTCTTCAGCAGTTAAACTTGTAGCAGCTTTAGCCGCAGTATCAGTTGCTAATTTTTCAGCAGCCAACTCAGCCGCTGTTTTTGCGCCAGCAGTTGTTAAAGCAGTATTAGTTGCTGTGTTAGTTAAAGCACTAGCACCTGCATTTTGCGTCTCAAAAGCCAACTGTTCAGCAGCCAACTCAGCAGCAGTTTTCCCGCCTGTTAATAATCCTGCACTTGTACCAGCAGCAGCTACTTCAGCCGCACTAGCACCCGCTTCAATAAGTGCCAGTTGAGCAGGAGTAAATGCTGAAGTGCCACCAGCAATACCTGCATTGGCTAAATCAAAGGCTGTAGCCGCTTCTGTAGCACCTAATGCTCCTGCAGTACCACCACCCAATAAACCTCCATAAGCTGCACCACCCAATGCGGCTAAAACTACTGGGTCTTTAAAAGCATCAGCTAATCCACCAAAAAATGATTGGTCTTTCTTTACAGTACCAGTACTCTCAAATGTTCCATCAGGTTTTAATACTTGATATTCAGAACCAACAGGCGCTTTGTAATTAACATCGCCATTTGTCTTCATGGTATAGATGTTCTCAATACCAAGGACTTGTCGGTCTTCGCCAGAACCAACAACCTTATATTGTGGCGCAATATTGGTGTCGCCAACAGTAACAGACATACCTTCTGGAACAGTAGCCGCAACCCTTGAAACAACCTCATTTACAGGAATGCCAAAAGTCTGTGAAACTTGTGCAGGACTAATCCCTCGTTGCTCCATCAAGGAAACAATCTGTGCATCCGACATATTCGGATTAGCAAGAAAGATATTAAATAGCTCTTGATTTGTTACTGCCATGATTTTTCCTTACAAGTCACCTGTATTTGTTGATGGGAATTCTCGTGATATTCCTGTAGTGCCAGCCCAAATGATTCGTACTGCACCACCTGCGCCATTACCTTCACGACCTCCACCGCCACCATAAGCTCCACCTTCTCTGCCAGAGCCAGCAGAGCCACTTGATCCACCGCCACCTGGCGCACCAGAACCAGCAGAGCCGTTAGAGCCTTGACCAAGAATACCTACACCACCACCGCCATAACCTCCGTTGGCACTTGTGGCTCCACCACCGCCGCCACCACCACCTGAGCCAGCAGAACCAGTAGTAGCACCATTACTAGAGCCAGCACCACCATTACCTGCATAACCACCAGCACCTCCGCCAGCGCCAGAATAAGCTATTTGACTAGCAAGTGTTAAACCACCAGCTCCTCCAGAGCCGCCAGTACCAATGCCAACAGTTCCACCAACACCACCCTCAAAACTATTGCCTCCAGAGCCACCAATTGCTTGAACAGAGCTAGCAAAACTACTTGTTCCACCAGTTCCAGCAGTTGTCCCACCCTGCGTTCCACCACCACCAACGATTACTGTGTAGCTAGTGCCTGGCGTTACTGAGATATTGTTTGCATAAGCTAAAGCACCACCGCCACCACCAGCGTAGTAGTACTCTCCTTCTGAAACAAAAGCAGAATTACCACCACCACCGCCACCAACAGCAACAACAGAAACAGACGTTACTCCTTCAGGACAAGTCCATGAGTAAGTGCCAGCAGTTGTATATGCCTGTTGGCTAGCGGCAGCTCTTGCGCCACCTACCTGAAAAGCATTAAGTGCGGCAAACATTATGGTGTGTACCCTTGTGTGACATTTCCATACCAGTTAGTACCATCAGCAACAAACGAGAAGATGTCCATCTTCCCAGCAGTAGCAGTCATTGTTGGTGTGCCAGCTTGATTCCACTTAACACCAGTAAAAGTAGCAGTACCATTTCCAGTAGATGCCGCTTGTTTAAGCAACAAGATAAACGATTTACCCGCAGTAGCAGTAGGCATCGTAAATGTACAAGCAGTAGAGGCAGTTAAAGTTGCTGTCTGAACAGTACCTGAGGTTAGACTGATTGTGCTAGCAGTTGTTACAGTACCAATCGCTACAACACTCTCAACATAGTTGGTAACAGTTGGGTTTGTCAGGGTCTTGTTTGTCAAACCTTGAGTATCTGTCGTACCAACTACATCACCAGTAGGCGCAGTCTTAGCGGCAAAAGCAGCCAGATCAGAGTCGTAGTCTTGCTTGGTAGCAATAGCCGTAGCAATGTTGTTGAACTCAGTATCAATCTCAGTACCCTTGACAATCTTTGCAGGATTACCAGAGGTTAGATTATCTTTACTGGCGAAGTTAGTGGTCTTACTGTAATCTGACATATCAATTTCCTTGTCTATTAGGACAATTTCCCGTTTTTCGCTTGGATTTCTATTTTCTGTATAGACAGTTGAGAGCCGTTAATGTCTGACTCATAACCAGTCTGCACAACCTTACCAGTACCAGTAGCAGATACTTTTAAGGTGTTCAAAGCAACACCATCAGAATACTCAGCTACTACTGTTGCATTAGCTCCATACTCAGCAATTCCATACTCAGATACACCCTGAACAGGAATAGTCGTAGTGGCACTCAAATAGTTCGTCTTGAAGTCAAAACCCCATTTGATAAACACATTCTGATTCGTTCCACCAATCACTACAACAGAAATCTTCTTCAAGATAGAAGTCTGATTCACGTTACCAAGGTCAGCATGATTGGTGTAATACTGCATCCGATACACACTAGTGTGGTCGTTATAGCCCGTATATTGACCAATGTATCCATTCTTACCAATGTACAGAACACCGCTTCTCAATGAATACAAAGCAGTAGGCGTGATCGAATCCCAAGTAGTTACACGAGAAGAGCCATCTTGCAAGATAACCTTGGTATCAAAGCAATAGACAGACTGCGTAACAGGCATCGTAAGAAGATAGAAACCTTCTCGCTCGGAATAAACAGACTTAATGTTTGACAATGTCTGTGAAGCAACATCGCTCATCAAATCATTACGAACATTCTTAGACAAATCACGCTCAGGAGCAGACTTCTCTTGAATCGTTCTCATCAAGGAACGAACACCAGAGTTTGACAAGAAAATAACATCAGAACTTGTTGTCTGAACACTATCTCTTGCCAAGCACCCTATCCCCCCTACTGTGTCAGAAATAGACATCGTTGCAGGAGTTGTCGCACCCTGATAAACAAGAATCTGTCGTTTACCAAAGATAAACAAGAAACCATTGTGAGCAGCCAAAGCCTGAACTTCATCTGCACCATTAGGCCAAACTCGGCTTGTATCCAAAGTACCAGTCGTGCCACCAGACCACACATGACCTGCAATCAGATCAGAGAAGCTAACAGTTACCTTATCTGTACTAGAAGATGCCACCCATAAGCGACCATAAGCCGATATAGCCACATTTCCGCTAGGAACAGTACCAACATAGCCAGTCTTCTCGGAAACTCGTCTGTAAGTCGTTGTACTCACAGCAGGGTCATAAATCAATGGATCGTGACCAGTTTGGAAGAAGTATGTAATCCCATTCAGAGATGCACATTGCCAATTACTAGCAGAGATGGTAGGAGCAGAACCACCACCCCCATAGGTCAACTCAGTAACTGAAGTGCCACTAAGTTTGAATATCTTGTTGTTGCCAGCAAACAGAACTGTCAATGTGCCATCTGTCTGGACTAACTCATGGATAACGCCAACATCGTTAGCACCAAGGTTTCCAGAAGATGAATTAACCCTTGTCCAACCTTTTCTAGCACCAATACGACCATATTGGTCAATCACACAGTTAGTAGCGACCAAAGCAAAGCCACTAGCCAAATCTAATGGCGAGTCTTGCGTATTGAGGCCGTAGAAGCCTGGTGCGCTAATACTGAAGGTTTGGATAGGTTGAGCCATTAAACAGCCTCAAAAGTACCAAATTCTGGGTAACGAGTGGCTTCCATAGAAATATAGTCTGACAACATAGACCGATACAACTGATAAGCCTCTGAAGAAGACAATCCACCATCCTCACCACGCTCAACCAAAGCACGAGCATAAGCATTCTGAACAATCAACTCTGAAGGAACTTGAATGACTGTTGAATCAGAAGACAAAGGTGCTTGAGGAACAACCAAGCTAAACTTGATAGAGTAAACACCATCAGGTTTAGGAAATAGAGTTACTTTAGTGTCGTAACTGGCATCTACACCATCAAAAGCATAGTATGTTGGAATAGCGTTTGTTTGGTCACCAAAGTTGAGAAACCGATTCATGTTAACAAACGGAATGTTCGTCATTGTTGAATCAGTAGTGTCATTGATAACATCTGTTACACGGAACTTCTGCCCTGCACCAGTCAAAGCATAGGAATATGTACCTGTAGAAGTCGTAACCACTACAGTCGTACCTAAGATATTCCACTCATAAGCATCTTCAACATGACGCTTTGCATCGTTGACAAACTTGCCAATCAATGAGGAATAGCTTGTTTCGGTAACAGTAGATACCTCTTCCTCACGCAAACGCACAAGGACATCATTAACAGCTTGAAGGTATGTGGTCATGCTCTTGTTAGTCCTATTTGTTCAAAAGTAGCAATAAACGTATATACGCTACTAGTTTCTGTTGTAACTTGAAGTCGATCACCCTCTTCCATCACAATATACGCCCCACCATCAAACTTAAGATATTCTTTAGAACTTAAAGAGTATTCGTTGAGAATGTCATAGGTCGCAGATGCGCTAGAGTCATACCATTGTGCTGTGAAATGCTTGGTAGAACCACCAGCATTGTGCGCGTACAAGAGATTGAATTTGGCGTAGTAACCCGTAGGAACTGTATAAACAGTTGTCAATGTTGCCGCTGTTGGGCTAACTCCTACGGATACTTCTCTCATTTCTTATTCCTCTTAGAGATCGCTTTAGCCTTTGCTTTAGCGTCTTCCTTGGACGTTGCGCCCCAAGCTCTAAGAGAAAGTAAAAGTCGGGTAGGCTTTCCATCTTTCATCTCAGCGCCAGGCATATTGCCCATTCGTGCTAAAAA